GATCCTGACCGCTGGATCGCCAAGCACGAAGCCGCCGCCGCGCTCGGGGTGGTGGCGCTCGGAATGTTCACGCTCGCTCAACTCAAGGCGTTTTGGAACACGAGTGCCGCCGACAACGCCGACCTGAACGCCATCGTTGCGTTGGTTAGCCCGCTATCGCAGGGCGCGCGCATGGACTGGCTCAAGGCGCTGGAGTGGCTGCTGGTGCTCAACGAAAGCGGGGCCGCGGTGGTGGATACGGCGGAGAAGATCAGGGCTAGGCTCGGGCTGGCATGACCGACGCCCTCGTGTTCCTTGCTTCGGTCGAGAAGGTGCAGACCATGACCGATGGCGCGATCCGCGTGTACCTCGACCTGGCCGAGACCGAGCTGGGCGCGATGGCGGCGCTGGCTGCGGCGCGGGTCAAGGGAGTGGTGCTGCGGATTGAGGCGCGGGAAATCGACCCGGAAACGAGCAGATATTCACACTATAAAAAAGATGGCTAGACTGAGTAAAAAGAAAGTTACCGAAAGCATCGAGCACTACAACGGGAACATCTCTGCGGTGGCCCGTTCGTTTGGCGTTTCCCGGCGGGCTGTCTACAACTTCGTCAAGGACAAGTACCCGGACCTGTGGGAAATCGTGCAGGAGCAGCGCGAGATGTGGAAGGACGACGCCGAGAGCGAACTGATGCGGCAGGCGATGGAGGATAAGAACACGACGGCGCTGATCTTCTTCCTCAAGACGCAGGCCAAGGACCGCGGCTACACCGAGCGCCAGGAGCACACCGGCGCGGATGGCAGCGCCATTGTTTTCAAGGTGGTCCGTGAGTGAGTACGTTATCCGCCTCCCTTCGCCGCACGAAAAGCAGGCCGCGTTCCTCGACAGCCCGGCCAAGCGCAAGGTTATTGTCGCCGGGCGGCGCGGTGGCAAGACGACGGGTGTGGCGATGTTAGCGGCTGAGCGGGCGATGGATGGGCGGCGGGTGCTGGAGGCTGCTCCGACAGCTGACCAGACCTCGGCGTTTTGGGACCAGGTGCGCGGCTATTTTGCCGAGCCGATCAAGGCCGGTGTCGTGTACGCCAACAAGAGCGAACGCCTGCTCGAGTTCCCGAACGGCGGGCGCATCCGCTGCAAGACGGCCTGGGATGCTGACACGCTGCGCGGCGATCATGCCGACCTGTTGATTTTGGACGAGTACAGCCTGATGAAACCCTCGGCCTGGGATGAGGTCGGCGCGCCGATGCTGCTGGATAACGACGGGGACGCCGTGTTTATCTTCACGCCGAAGCGCAAAAACCACGCCTTCAGCATGTACGCCAACTCGATTGGCGATATGTCCGGCCGCTGGGCCGGCTGGCACTTTACCAGCTTCGACAACCCGCACCTGTCCACTGAGGCGCTGGCTGAGATCACAGCCGACATGACCGAGGAAGCCTACCGGCAGGAGATCATGGCCGAGTTCCTCGACAACGAGGGTGCGGTGTTCCGCAACCTGGCTGCCTGCATGGGGGCACCAATGAGCGCTTCGCCCGAGCAGCACACGGGGCACAAGCTCATCGTCGGTGTCGATTGGGGGAAGCAGGCCGACTACACGGCAGTGAGTGTGGGCTGCGTGGATTGCAAGGTTGAGGTCTTGCGCGACCGCTTCAACCAGATCGACTATTCCTTCCAGCGCGAGCGATTGGCGCGTTTGGTCGAACCGTGGGGGCCGGACGTGATCCTGGCTGAGAGTAACGCGATGGGGGAGCCGATCATTGACCAGATGCAGCGCGAAGGGCTGCCGGTCAAAGGCTTCCAGACAACGGCCAGCTCGAAGCCGCCGTTGATTGAGGGGTTGGCGCTGGTGCTTGAGCGGGCAGAATGGCAGTTCCAGGCCGACCCGATTTGGACAGCCGAGCTGGAGGCTTACGAGCGGCGGGTGTCACTGGCGACCGGCCGCAGCACATACAGCGCGCCGGAAGGGATGCACGATGATACGGTGATCGCGCGGGCCCTGATGCGACAAGCGGCCAGCGTACCCACCGGTACCGGGCTGGCGGCCTGGGTGTGAGAGGATGAATTATGGAGAATAAACCAACACTGATCGAACGGGTGCTATCCCCGGTACTGGACCGCTACATGGCCCGCAAGGCGCAGGTGCAGTATCCGGCCTGGCTGCTGGCCGCGGCCGAGGTGGAGAAGTACAACCTGCCGAACATGGACATGCCGCAGAAGCAGGCCGAGCTGTACCAGCGCCTGTCGTGGGTGCGCATCGCTGTAGGCGTCGTAGCAAAGGCGGCTGCGTCGGTCCCGCTGGAGGTGCTGCGCGAGATCGGGGAGGAAGCTGAGGGCATCCCCAACCACCCGTTCGAGCTGCTGCTCAAGCGCCCCAACCCGATGCGCTCGCGCTTCGAGTTCCTCGAAGCGACGTTCCTGTACTACCAGCTGACCGGCAACGCGTACTGGTGGCTGAACCGGGCCAATGAGAACGCGCCACCGGATGAAATGTTTGTCATGCCGTCGCATCGTATCCGGCCGGTACCCGATGGGAACATGGCGCTCAAGGGCTACCTGTACGATCCCGGCGATGGGCGCGAGATCCCGCTCGAGCCGTGGGAAGTGGTGCACTTCAAGCAGTTCAACCCGTTTTCGCGCTACCTGGGCATGTCTCCGATTGAGGCGTTTGCGACGGTGGCTGTCGGTGACATGGCGCAGCAGAAGTGGAATACGCAGTTTTACGCCGATGATAACGCCAAGATCCCCGGCGTGCTGTCGTTTGCCGACCCGATCCAGGACAGCGATTGGCTCAAGCTGCAGGAGGAGGTCAAAGAGCAGGGCAAGAAGCGCAACATGCTGATGCTGCGCAACACCGGCCAGGGCGGGGTCGCCTGGACAGCGATGAACCTGTCGCAGAAGGATATGGAGTTCCTGGCTGCGCGTTCCTTCAACCGGCAGGAGATATACGACATCTACGCCCCCGGCCTCAACCAGTGGTTAGCGCCGGACACGAACAACGCCAACAGCCGCAGCGGGCGGGATGCCTTCTACGAGCTGGCCATCTTCCCGCTGCACACCGCCCACGCCGAGACGGTCGCAAACAAGATCCTGCCTGCGTACGCCGACAACCTGACCGCACAGTTTGAGGATGTGCGGCCGAAGGACCAGGCGCTCGAGCTGCAGAAGCAGCAGGCTTACGCGCAGGTCCACACGATCGACGAGATCCGGGCTATGTTCTACCAGACCGACGCGCTGGGAGACGAGCGTGGCTTTCTGCTGCCGGCCGAAGTGACCAAGAGCGGCGGCGCGGGTGGCTTCGATGTCGGCTTGCCGGGGCGCGATGTTGTCCAGCCTGAACAGCCGCAGGACGATGACGATGAGCAGGCGGCCAAGATGCGCGAGCGTGACCAGTTCCGGCGCTTTGCACAGAAGCGCATGGACGAAGGCAAGCCGGAGAAGATCGAGGCGTTTGAGTTTGAGCACCTTGACCCGTCCGAGGTGCGTGCGCTGAAAGCTGAGTACGTGCAGCCGGCCAGCGCCATTGTAGAGCGCCTGGGTGAAGTGCTCCAGGTGTTGAGGAGTGAACAGTATGCCGAACGTGCCGAGGCAGTCGAATGATGAGCCGTGGGCTTATGTGGACCGCGGCGATGGTATGCCGGTGCGGGTGCGGGTAGATGAGCGAGAGACCGGACGATCCGGCCGCAGTGATGCAGCACGCCAACCGGTACGCCGGCAAGGTCTGTTTGGCCGTGTTGGGTGGGCCATCCGGCGCGCTCTGGGAAAGCGTGAGGGATGAGGTATGCCCGGATGTAATTATCACAGCCAACGGCGCGACCCGCCTACCGGGTGCCGAATACTGGCTGCTGACCGAGAATATGAACCACTGTCACACCCGGGCGAAACAGGGCGATGAGCGACTTGCAAAATTCCTCCACGTCCTCGACCCCGGCAACACCGCGGCGCACCTGTTTGTATCTCACCGAACATGGAACCTGCTGGGGCCGTATGGAATTGATCCGGGGCGTTGTACTCCCATCCGGCGCGGTTATCGTGGTGACTTATCTATGTTCAGTCTGCGGGAATACGGACTGGGATTTATGGCCGGTCCTATTTCGCGGGCCGAAAGTGCCTGGAAGCCTGGCGTAAAGGTGCCGCTGGGCACAGTCGGCGCGCAGCTGCTGCACCTGGCCGGCATCCTGGGGTGTGCCGAGGTGCACACGGTCGGCTTCGACCTGCACTTTCCCGACGCCGACCGGCACCACTGGTACGAGCACCCCAAGTACGCAGTTGGCATATTCCGCACCGCGCAGCAGTTCGTCACGTACAAGGGGCTGGCGACGCAGGCGTGGTGGGTGGAGACGGCCAAATGGCTGAAAGAGATAGAATGGATTTTCGAGCGCGACGGATTGCAGTGGCGCGATCATTCAGACGGATTACTGACCGTCGAAGGGCTGAAATGCGCGAACAACGCAAGTATCTGAGCCGCAAAGAGGCGCACGATTACTGGCGCGACCCGCCCCACACCAACGCGCCCGAAAAGTACGCCGGGCGACCATCCTTCAAGGCCGTGCTGCGGCTGGTCGAGAAGCACATCGGCAAAGAGGCGCGCATCCTGGAACTGGGATGCAACGTCGGCACGACCCTCAACGGATTACATGAGGCCGGCTGGCGCAACCTGTCGGGCATCGAGATCAACCCGGCCGCCGTTGAGATGCTGCGCCAACTGTACCCGGATATGGCTGCCGAGGCCGAGATCCACCAGGCCCCGATTGAGGACGCGCTGCCCGGGCTGGGTGGGTTCGACCTGATCTACTCGAAGGCTGTGCTGTGCCACATTCACCCCAACTCAGCCGGGATCTTCGCACGGATGGCCGAGCAAACGCGCTGGATTATCACGCTCGAGGATGAGCAGACCGACAACAGCGGCCGGCACTGGCCGCGCAACTACCGCCGCATATTCGCCCCGTTCGGGTTCCGGCAGATTGAGTACGTGCATGAGCCGACCGGACTGGGTGCTCCGTATGTGGGCCGGGTGATGGTCCGATGAAATACGCCCTGCTTGACCACCAGAACAAAGGCGCCCGCTTTGCCCGCGAACTGGACACGCGCTACACACGCCAGGCGACCCGGATGCCGGATGACCCGCGGGTCGATTTCGTGTTCACCGATTCGGACATCCGCCGCCGCCGTGCGCAGCTGGAGCGGCTGAAGCGAGCCGGGGCCGAACGGTTCTTCGTCTACCCCCACACCGCACGCCCGAACCTGGTCAACGATATTGAACCGGCTTGGGAGCACACCACCGCCCACTTTGTCAGCACCCGCACACATCGGGAGATCATGCTGCGTTACGGGTATCCGCACCCGGTCCACGATGTCGGCTGGAGCCTGTGCGAGCTGCGCGACTTCCAGCAGCGGCCCTACCTGCGCAACGTCTTATTCGCCCCGATCCATCACCGCTGCGCCGAGATCGACAAGCTGGCCAACCGGGAAGCGTTCGAGCGCCTGCGCGTGCTGGCCGAGGCCGGTGAGATCCGGCTGACCGTGCGGCACTATATGGGCATGGAGACGACCGGGATCAAGCCGGTCAAGCACAAAAACGTGCACTACGTCCGCCACGACACGCAGCAGCCCGACTGGCACGATATTGACCGGGCTGACGTGGTGGTTGCGCACCAGACGTTTCTCTACCTGGCCGTGGCTCGGGGTGTGCCGGCGGTCGGTTTCGGCACCTGGATACCGTCGCACATCGTCCCGGGGAGTGATGTGTTCTACGCCCCGAACTGGAACAACTACGTGCGTGACTTAGCCTTCCCGCTCGATATTGCGATGGGTTTGGACCCGCTCGATACCCTGTGGACGGCGGTGGAGGGCGATGCGCGCGTGGTCGATTGGCGTGAGCGCCTGATTGGCGCACCGTTCGATGGGGCGCGTTTCCATGATGCGCTCGGAGACTATTTGAGATGACGCTCGAATTGTACGAGGTGATCGACGAGATTATTGACGACCTCAAGGTCCGCGGGGTAGACTTACCTGACGCTTTCAAACGGCGCGACCCGCGCGAGCCCGGCCGGGCGCTGAAAGAGCAGGACGAGGACCGCCTGATCCGGCTGGTAAAACGCCGCTTCCGGGCTCAGAGCAAGGGTATCCGCGCCTACCTGGAGACCGTGCTGCCGCCGACAAAGGCGATCACGACCCCCGGACCGGAGGAGTGGCTGGAAGGCTTGCCGGAGGGTGCGCTGCGCGACCAGGTGACTGAGGCGCTGCTGCTCAAGTTCTTTATCGACGTAGCACAGCGCGGGGTGTACCTGTTTCGGGCGCAATTGACGCTGCAGGTGGACTGGACCCTGGTCAATACCAGGGTGGCCCGCTGGGCCCGGGAATACATGACCAAGTGGCTGGAAGGACTGGACAACACGACCCGCAAGGCGCTCAGGGAAGCCCTGGAAGCCTTTGTCACGCAGCCCGGCTTCACGATTGGGGATGTGATGAAGGTGCTGCCGTTTGACGAGGACCGGGCGCTGCGGATTGCGACGACCGAGATCACGCGCATCTACGCCGAGGCCGAGATCGAGGCCGGGCACGAACTCAAAGAGCAGTACCCTGACGTGCGGGTGGTCAAGACCTGGCACACCAACAACGACGACCGCGTGTGCCCGATCTGCGAACCGCTCAACGGCCAGATCGTCGAGGTGGATGATGGGTTCGGCGTAGAAGCCGGAGAGGCGGGTTTGCTCAACCCCCCTGCTCATCCGGGCTGCCGATGCTGGATCAGCACAAGGACGGATATCTGATGGCAAAGACAGTCATAGAAGCGGTGGGTTTTGGCAAGGCGGTGGACGCGTTTATCAAGTACCGCACGATCCTGACCAACCATCTCAAGCAAGCCGGCGAGCAGGCGGCTGAGGAGATCCTCGACACACAGGGCCTGCGCTCCTACCCGGAAGCAACCGCCGCCAACCAGCCCCCGACGCCCTACTACATCCGGGGCCGTGGGACGCAGTACGCCAGCGGCAACGCCGGCAACTCGGAGCGGTACGGCTCGCAGTGGACGGTGCAGAGTACCGGCTACGTGACGACCATGCAGAACCGCGCCTCCTACGCCTCCCACCTGGGCGGCTCGCGTCAGGTGCGCTGGGCCGGTCTGTACGGCTGGCGTAAACTGCATCAGGTCGGCAAGGAGAAAGTCAGTCGGGTGATCGAGATTGTCACGCGCTGGGCGGAGCGCGCCCGCACCCAGGCCGGATTATAGAACATTTGACATAGAACAAAAATTCTGGTAGACTGAACCATAATTCAGCCGCTGAATATTGGCGGCGATAAATAGCCCACCTACGGGCGCGCCTGCAAAAGACTGAGCCGGAGACGGGGAACCGTGGCGAGGTAGAGCAGGCCCGCACGAGGGACGCAGAGATCGAATAGATAGCGGCCCAGAGGTAGACAGGTAACAAAACGTTACCCGTTTACTTTTGGGCCGCTTTTTTGTTGTCTGGAAATAGAACTTATGAGCGATCAAGTAACGATCAAGGCAGTTGGTGACTGGGAGCTGGAGGTCAGGGCCATTCCGTTTGGAAAGGACCGCGACAACCAGGTCTTTACCCAGTACACCGACTACATGCTGGATGCCTTCAAAAGCCCGCTGATTGTGTATCAGCACGGCTTCGCCAATAGGAACGCTTACGAAAAACGCCCGGTGGTCATTGGTAAGACGCTGGGCGTGGATAAGCGCGCCGATGGGGTGTATGTTCGCATCCTGCTCGACAAAACAAAAGAGTATGCGCAGCGGGTGTGGGAGGCGGCCAAGAACGGACTAGCTGCAGCCTCGTCCGGTTCTGTGTATCACCTGGCGCGCATGATGCGTAACGGGATCGAGCAGATGTATGACAAGGCGGCATCTGGGGAAATTACGGTCTGGCCGTTTGCCGAGCTAAGTTTGTGGGACATGAGCCCCGACAACGTGCAGCCAGCCAGCCACCAAGCGATAGCGTATCCGGTGCTGAAAGCACTATACGAAGACGCAGGACTTGACTTTCCAAACTTACGCGAACCGGAGGCCAACGGCGGAGCGGGTGCAGACCCGGCCACGGCGGTGCGCGAAGGCGGCGGGAACGAACCTGCACTGAAACCAACCGATCAACCACACAGGAAGGAAACCATGAGCGACAAAGTGATTACCGCCGCCGACCTGGACGCGGCAAAAGCACAGGGCCGCGCCGAACTCGAAGCCGAACTCAAGGCCGAGCGCGAGCGCCAGGCCGAAATCGAACAGGCCCGGCAGGAAGCGGCCGAAGCCGTCAAGGCTGAGTACGAGGCCAAACTGAAGGAAGCCGAGGAAGCAGCCACCAAGAGCCGCCGCCTGTCCGAGAAGAACGTCAACATCAACCACATGCCCGAACTGGGCAAGTACGACCATCTCAGCCCCGAGGACCAGGCCGTCCTGGTCGGTGTCCTCAACGCCGAAGATGGGCAGGGGCGCAAGTTCAACCGCGCTTCCGAGCACGCCGTCAAGGCGCTGGCCTACAAGATTGACGAGGCCACCAAGTCGAACGACAACGAGACCCGCCGGCTGGGCGTGGTCGGCTCGCAGGCGATGAAAGCCGCCGGCATCAAAGCCGACGAGATCCAGCAGCAGGACCTGACCAGCTACGGTGACGAGTGGGTCGGTGTGGCTTACAGCCAGGCGCTGTGGGAAAGCATCCGCGCCGGCACGTTTGTGGCCGCTAACCTGCCGAGCATCGAAGTTCCGGCCGGTCACGAAAGCATCAACATCCCGCTGGAAAGCGGCGACCCCACCTTTTACAAGGTGGCTGAAGCCACCGACACCGCCTCGAGCGGCTGGCCGAACGCGACCATCACGTCCAGCCAGATGGGGACGGACAAGAAAAGCCTGACCCTCTCCAAGATGGGCGCGCGCGTCCTGTGGAGCGGTGAGCTGGAGGAAGACTCGCTGATCCCGTTCGTCGGTCAGCTGCGTGCGCAACTCTCGAAGGCTGGCGCTGAGCAGCTCGAGCACGCGATCATCGACGGCGACACGGCCAGCGGTGCCAGCGCGAACATCAATGACATCGCCGGTACCCCGGCCGCGACGGACCTGTTCCTGATGTTCAACGGGTTCCGCAAGAGCCCGCTGGTGACGACTACGGCCAACAGCCGCGACGCCGGCGTGTTGACCGCCGAAGACTTCCTGGAAACCGTCAAGCTGATGGGGACCGCCGGCCTGAACGCCTTTGACAAGTCAAAGGTCTGGTTCATCGTTGACCCCTCGACCTACTGGAAAGCCCTGGAGCTCGAGGAAGTCAAGTCGCGCGACGTGTTCGTGCAGCCGACCATCGAAGGCGGCGAACTGCGCGGCATCTACGGCTACCAGCTGCGCCCGTCCTTCTTCATGCACTACAAGGACTCGGACCGCCTGGCCAACTCGTCCGGCAAGGTCGATGTGGACACGGTGTCGAACAACAGCACCGGCGCGATCCTGGCCGTCCGCTGGGATCAGTGGCTCCTGGGTTATCGGCGCCGGATGACGATGGAAACCACGCGGATCGCCCGCGCGGACTCCACCGAAATCGTCGCCCTCGCCCGCCTGGGCCTGGCGCAGCGTGACACCGAAGCCAGCGCGATCAGCTACAACGTGACCGTCTAACTCTGATACGACAGCCTGATCCGGGGGGTGGGGAAACCTGCCCCCCGAGGAGGCAAAAGAGGACTACATGAGCAAACTTTACGTGAACCGCGGGAGCAACAAGAGCAATCTGCTGGTCTCGCAGGTCTTCAACATCGACAACGGGGCCGGCACGACCGTGGACGAACTGCTGGGTTACTTCGATGAGCAGGCGACGATCGAATGGGTCAAGGCTGTCTACACCGAAGCCTCGGACTCGGGCGACGCCAGCGGCGCGAACTTCAAGCTGGGCTCGGCTGTGGCCGGGACGCAGTTTGTGGCCGCGACCGCACTGGAAAACGCCAAAGCCATCGGCTCGGTAACTACAGCATCACTGGCCAGCGACAAAATCCCGGCGGGATCGCCGCTGTTTGTGCGGCACACCGGCATCGCCACCACGCAGGTCGGGCAGTACCGCGTCTTTGTCAAATACCACTTTGACGCCTGACGCACGGATCTTTTACAACCGGCACGCGGGTGAAACTGCCCTGATTGTCTGCAACGGGCCCAGCCTGTTTGAGCTGCCGCTCGAGTTCCTGAACCGGTTCGCGTCCTTCGGATGCAACACCCTGGTCACACAGGACGCGTTCAGGCCCTCGTACTACGTGGCCGTTGATGGCCGGGTACGGAGGGAGTTTGGGGATCTCATCGAGGATAAGTACGCTGACATCCCCAAATTCTTTCCGGTCCCGCAGATGGACACCTGGGAGGCACCGGAGATTTATCACTGGTTCCACCGCCCGGGCAAGTTATGGGAGGAACACCCGCCGGGAAAATTCCCGTGGGGACCGGGCGTCCTGATGCGGCCGGGGATTACCTGGCACTGCTGCCCGCACGCGATGATGCAAATTGCGGCCTTTATGGGATTTCGGCAGCTGCTGGTTGTCGGGATGGACCATTCGGCCAACCGCAAGATCCACGCCTGGGGCGAGGACAAGGGTATGACCGGCCCGACCGACAGCGGCCCGTACTGGAGCTGGTTGGAACGCGGCCACCAGGAGTTAGCCGAAGGACTGGGCAAGCTCGGGGTAAAGATCGTGAACGTGACACCTAACACCTGTGAGCGCGCGTTACCGAAAGGCGACTGGCGCGACTGGATGAAATAAATGCTACTCAAAGAACACAAAATCAGCATCACTACCGACGCATCTGGCGACAGCACGGATTACCCGGAACAAACGGTGTCGGGCGTTTTGTACGCCGTGTCGGTCTCGAACGGCACCCTGGCTGCGACTGCCGACCTGACGCTGAGCTTCACCGACGCGGCCGGGATCAACTACACCCTCTTGACCCTGACCAACGTATCGGGCGATGCAATCTACTACCCGCGCCACCAGGTGCACAACAACACCGGCACCGGACTGACGCTCGAAGGTACGCAGATCAACGCCGCCCCACCGATTGTGGTCGGCCAGGTCAAGTGCGTCACCGCGCAGGGCGGCTCGGCCAAATCGGGCGCAGTGCTGGTCTACGTTATTGAGGACTGATGGCGATCTCGAACGGCTACGCGACGCTGGCCGAGTACAAGCTGTACCACCCGATTGATTCGACCGACGCGGACGACGATGCAGTCATTGAGGATCTGATCGAGGCAGCTTCACGGCACATCGACAGGCAGACCGGGCGGACCTTCTACGGTCGCACCGAGACGCACTACTTCGACGTGCCGGTCGGTCGGCGGATGATGCTCGATGACGACCTGATCAGCGTAACGACCCTGACCAACGGGGACGGGACAGTCCTGACGACTACGGACTACTACCTGCACCCGCGCAACCACGCGCCCTACTGGATGGTTGTGCTCAAGGAAAGCTCGACCTACATCTGGCAGCCGGACACGAGCAGCAATTACGAAGGCGCGATTAGTCTGGCTGGTTCGTGGGGCTTTGCCTCCGCCCGCCCGGACAACATCAACGTCGCCTGCCTGGAGTTTGCGAAGGCGCTTTACGGCCACCGCAAGGGGCAGAACGTCAACATGGTCACCCGTGTTACGGCGGCCGGCGTGGTGATGGTGCCCCAAGGTACGCCGGACTGGATCGCCGACGCGCTTGGGGCGTACAGGAAGCGGACCTGATGGCAGCGGCGATTGCAACGGTTACGAACTCGATTGCGGCCTTGAGCGTGTCGGGTGTGACCCTCAAGGATATGGACGAGATTCTGGAGCAGGTTGAGGAGCGCGATGGTCCGATCATTCAGCCGATCCCGAACGGCTTTGTGACCGACCTGGGGGCTGAGCGGGACAGCTTCGGCGACCCCTCGCAGGCCCTCAAGACGCTGAACTACACGCTCAATTACCGGCTGATGTACATCCCGCTGGACGCCGGCCGCGGCCTGTTCGACGTGTACGACGACATGGTGGCAAAGGCGTTTCTATTTATCGACGCCGTGTTAGCCAATGATGATCTGAGCGGGTCGGTGGATGTGACGCCGGTCGGGGCGCTGAACTTCGGTCCGGTGGTCGATCCGGCCGGTAATCAATTCCACGGCTGCGACTTTCAGCTGCGGGTGCAGGAGTTTGTGAACTGATGGCTACTGGAAGAACCGTAAAGAAACACGCCCGTTTTTACCTGGACGGCAACGATTTGAGCGGCGAGGCGCGCACGTTCGGCCCGCTGCGCTGGACGCACGACACGCCCGAACTGACCACCCTGACCGATGCAGTGGTCGGCCGCCTGCCGGATCACGCTTCTGTCAGTGTCGGCTCGCTGGCCGCGGTCCTGGTCAACGCCAGCAGCGGTGTAAACCAGGCCGTCGAGAACCCGGGCGTGCCGCGCACTGTCCTGGCGCCGCTCGGTATCCGGGCTGCGCCCGCTGCCGGAGATCCGGCCTTTATGGGGCGCTTCCTGCAGGGGCAGTACGTCATGGTCGAAGAAGGCGGCGCGATTGGCGTCATGATCCCCTTTGGCGAGTGGGACGGTGCGGACTTGATCGACTACGGCAAGCCCTGGGGACACCTGGTCCACGCGTACGGCGCGGAGACCGCCGCTAACAACAGTACCGCCGATGTGGACGGCCTGGCGTCGTCAACCGCCGGCGGGTATGGGGTGCTGCAGGTCTTTGCGGGTGATGGGACGGCCACCATCTCAATTGAACATTCCAACACCAACACGGACGGGGCTTTCGACAGTGCCGGCGACGTGCTGGCGTTTGACACGACCGACTGCTCCGCACCTTTTGCCGAAGTCAAGGCGCTGGGGAGTACGGCCACCGTCAACCGGTATCTACGCTGGCAGATCAGCCTCGGCACAGCCAGCACCGTAACGTTCGCCATCGGCTTTGTCCGAGGCTAATCAAAATTCAGGAGTTGAATTATGGCAGCACAAACTGGTAGAACCGTCAGCAAGTGGGTCGATTTCCGGGTCGATGACTCGGGCGGCACCCTGCGCTCAATCCCGGTCAATTCGATCAACGGCGTCGGCCTGGAGTATCCCGAGGCCGATGTAACCGCCTTTCAGGATGCCATTCGCGGCGCACTGCCCGAGCATCCCGAGTGCGAGATCGAGATCAGCGGGCCGTTCGACAACTCGACAGCCGCATCAGCCGGCACGCTCTCGGGGTCGCACACGATCCTGAGCGCGATCAATGGAGGCAACACCCCATTGACGCTGGACGTGCAGATCGGTATCCGGCACGCCTGGGAAAGCGGGGAGCCGCAGTTCGGCATCACCTCCAGCTCGACCTCCGGCTTTTTGTGCCGGGACTATGAGGTCAACCTGGACGACATGACCTACTCGGCCGTGTTCTATATGTATCCGGGCTCGTCTGCGCCGGCCTGGGGGACAGCCGCCGAAACGTAGACCGGTGGGTAAGCACAGCCAGGGCGGGGAAAACCCCCGCCCTGCAGCCCACCCTCCGCGCCTGGGGGCGTGGTGTATTTGGATATTTCCCGGTAGAGGCCCGGCTCAATGGCAGACATCAAGCTAAAGATCATCGTCGAGGACGAAGCGACCGGCAAGATCAAGGTTATTGAGAAGGACCTCAAGGGCCTTGAGAAGTCGGTCGAAGGCGCGTCTGCGGAAACCTCGGGCTTCGGCGATATTTTCAGCGGCCTGACCGCGAAACTGGCGATCGCTACCGGCGTGGTGACTGCCGCCGGGGCCGCTATCAAAGCCGCCTTCAATCTGGGCGCTGAAGGCGCGGCTATCCAGCAGACCGAGCAATCGTTCGGGATGCTGCTTGACAAGGTTGGTGCGGCCCCGGACCTGCTCAACAAGCTCAACGCCGCCGCCGGACGCACGGTATCTGAACTGCAGCTGATGCAGTCTACGGCCACACTGCTGGCCGGGGCGCAGGGGGAACTGGCTAAACAGCTGGCGAACGCCACCCCAGAACTGCTCGAGATCGCCCGCGCGGCCGCCAAGCTCAACCCGGCTCTGGGGGACACAACTTTCCTGTATGAAAGCCTGGCGACCGGTATCAAGCGCGCCTCGCCGATGATCCTCGACAACCTCGGCTTGACGATCAAGGTCGGCGAGGCCAACGAGAAGTACGCCGAACAGCTCGGTAAAGCCGTCGAGCAGCTGACCGCCGAAGAACAAAAGATCGCCCTGTTGAACGCGACGCTGGCAGCCGGCGGGGTCCTGCTGGACCAGGTGGGCAACAATGTAGAAAGCGCCACCGACCCGTTCAAGCGGCTGGAAACCACCTTTGAGGAGCTGGGGCAGGAGATCAAGGAGGGTTTTGTTCCGGCGGCTACGGCTGCGGCCGACGCATTGGATCGGATCTTCGGTCATGGTGCGGCGGATGAGGCCAACCGCTCATTTGATGAACTGAAAGCTGCCATTGATGCAACCACCACCACGTATGAGGAGTACATCAACGCTCTGCTGGATGCGGCGGCGCAGAGCGGTAAGCTAGATAAAAGCTGGGTCAACCTGAACCGCGAGGCCGTGCTGCTTGGGCAGCGCAACATTGTTCTGACCAACACGCTGGGGGGGTTGACGAAAGAGCAGCACGCAGTGTTCCAGGCGTCAACCCGGGCCGCCGACGCGTATCAGGAGCAGTCGGACGAAGCGAAAGCGGCCGCAGAGAACATCGCCAAACTGGAGGAAAGTTTACAGGCCTCAAACGACGAGCTGGCCCTCCAGCGCGACATTCACCGCGAGTTGTCCCCCGAGCAGCAGAAGTTCCTCGACAACGTCAAGATCATCGGGGAAGCCGGCACACTCTACGCCCGTTCGCTCGGCGCAATGGCGCAGGCCACCCAGGACCTCAAGTTTACTAACGAAGGCTTTTCCGACGACCTGGACGACCTGATCGCTAACCTGGAAGACCGCGCTACGCCGCAAACGATCGGCTACCAGCTGGCAGTTGACCGACTGGTCGCAGCGTACAAGCGTGGCGAGATCAACGGGTCAGAGCTTTACGACATGCTGATCCTGCTGCGCGAGGAGATGGAGAAGGGCAACGCAGCGGCCGACTCGGCGGCCGGCGTGGTCGCCAACTACGGCAAAGCCTGGGAAGATGTCAAGAACGGGGTCAAGAACACCCTCTCCGAACTCCAGAACCTGTTGCTGTTTCTCCAGCAGCATCCGGAGCTGTTCAACGCACTGACGCAGCGTGATCTGGTCGGGGTTATCAATGCCGACGAGAACATGGGCCCGGGCGGCGATTCGCCCGGTGGACCTAACGACAGCCTGCCCCCTTCGACCGGAGACAACAAACCGCCCGGAACAACCGCGCCGCCGTGGATCGGACCCGGGGGTGGACCGGACCCGGAACCCCAAACGATCATCAACAATGTCACGGTCAACGCGACGGTAAGCAACGATGTAGACGTTGAGCAGATGGCCTACCGTGTATCCGAGATCATCCAACGGCAGAACCCGCAATGAGCACATTAGATTACGTTATCACGATCACGGACGGCACGACGACCAAAACACTGTCCAGCAGCCCATTTGGCGTGCGCGACTACGTACCCAACCCGCCGCGCACCGAGGATGTGGACAGCCTGGATGACCGCGCGACGGTCGCCGAGACGATCACCCTGCGCATCCTGGATGGCAGCGCCGCCAACAACCTGGATGAAGTCCGCACCCTGCAGCGCCTGCTCGATCAGGGGCGCAAAGCACAAACCGACCCGGCCCTGGCACGGGTATATTTCACGTTCAAAGAAAGCTCCGGCGGCACCGAGTACCGCTCCGAGATCGTGTCCGGGTTGGCGGAGTACGACGGGCGCACGCTCAGCAAAGGCCGCTGGGGGAATGATGTGTCGGTTGTGCGTCTATTTATCGAGCGGGTCTGGTTCTTTGAGGCAACCACGGCCGTCCAGCTGCAGGTCTCCAACCACCTGGTATCAAACAACACCAGCGGCGCGCCGCTGCACAACCCGCGCATTACAACCGCCGGCACTGGGATCTCGTTCACCAGCGGCACCAAGACCATCGCAGACTCAAACAACGGCCTGGCCAACTTTCTGAGCGGCGATACGATCTGGGTGCGCGGCTCGACCTCGAACGATGGGGCCTACACGGTCAACACCGGCGGGGTAGCCGCTTCCCTGACCGTCAACGAAAGCCTGACCACCGAGGCGGCCGGGGACGCAGTGACGATTATCGGGGCGCTGAACAACTACCTCGAGATTGCGGCCGCGCAGATCGGCGGGGTGGTCAAAGCGCCAGTGCGCCTGGAGCTGGTCAACAACAACGGCGCGAGCATCACGTACGAGGACATCCACATCGGCACCTCACACATGCCCGACATTGCCAACTTCGGTTTTACGCTCGAGATCGAAGACTGGACCTCCAGCGGCACGACCACGGCCAGCGCTGCAGCATCAGGTGGTTTCTACCGGGCGATCACATGGGTCGGGGATAACGATACCCCCCTGTGGGCAGCCACACTGACCAAAGCGCAGCTGGCCGCAGCGCGTGGGGGCTACTTCATGGTGCTGGTACGGTTGCAGGGCGGGACGATCACGGCTGACTATTCGATGCGTGTGCGGGTGATGCTGTCCAACACCGTCGCGTATGATGGTCCCACGGTCACGCTAACCGCCGGTGATAATTTGCAGAGCCTCGGGGCGATCCAGCTGCCGCCCAGCGTGACGCGCCAGACAGCCCCCAAAGCGATGAACCTACAGCTGCGCGCCACCAAGACCGGCGGCGGGACGCTGAACCTGGACTGTGTCTATCTGATACCACTGGACTCGTACCGCTTCCTGCGCCAACTCGACTACGCCGTCCCCAGCTCTAACACGCTATACGTCGATGAGTTGTGGGACCGCAAGGGCCTGGTGTACGCCGGCGACTCAACCGGCGGGTATTACCGGGTGTGGGTCGAACGCGGCACCAAGTTGGCCCTGACGCCGGGGATCAAGCAGCGCCTCTACATTGTGCACGACGAAAGCGACGGCAGCTCGAATATCGGGCGTGAGTTCACGGCCAAACTGTACTACCGCCCGCGCAGGTTGACACTGTGAGCCAGTTCATCTTCAAGCGGCGCGACTTTGGCGACCAGTTACTACCCGACCTGACCTACACGGTGCGCAACTACACCAATGCGGCGATCGGGGGCCCAAAGTCGGCCGAGATCGTAGCTACCGGATCGGAACCGGCGCTGTAT